TTAATAGAATTTCAGTAGCAAACATTGACGGAACAAATGCAGCTGATGTAACTGTAGGAGTTGATAAGGCAACAAGAACTTCAGCAGCAACAGGGTCATCTGTATCTGGAGCCCTTTTTAAAATAGCTAGCACTGTTTCAGTTCCAGCTGATGCGGTTTTAGTTTTATTAGACACACCTATCTATCTAGAAGAAGGTGATGTATTAGAAGGTGGAGCAAGCGCAGCTTCAGACTTAACACTTTTTGTTTCATATGAAGTCATAGACGACGCGTAGGAGGTTTAAATTATGGCTGGCAATGGCGGAATAATTGGACCTGTAAATGTAACGTCTCGTGGTAAAAATACAGTAACATCAAAAACATCATCTGGAACTGTAACTACACAACCAGGAACTAGAATTGTAAGAACTTTAGTAGTGGCTGGAGGTGGTTCAGGTTATGGTCAACCTGGAGATAATTATTATGGTGGTGGCGGTGGAGCTGGTGGTTTTAGAGATATTTCTGGTATTTCAGTTTGTGGTAACACATCTTACACAATGACCGTAGGAGCTGGTGGTTCTGGTGGAACAGCCGCTAACAATGGAAATAATTCAGTTGCAGCTTTTCCATCTAATCCAATAACTTCAACAGCAGGAGGGAAGGGTGGAGTTTCTAATGGATGTGGAGTTACAGCTGCTGGTCCTGGTGGATCAGGAGGTGGTATTGGTAACTGGCCTAATCCTGTTCCAGCTCCTAACAGAGGAACAGGAAATTCTGGAGGTTTTACACCTCCTGAAGGAAACCCAGGAGGTTTAAGTTGTCACCCTCGTGTAGCGGCAGGTGGTGGCGGTGGGGCTAGTGCAGCTGGATCAGGAGCGCCTGCTTCACAAAACGGAGGTGCAGGAGGTGCTGGAGAATCTTCTAATATAACAGGATCATGTACAACTTATGCAGGCGGTGGTGGTGGAGCTGCTCACACGGGAGATAAAGGAGCTGGTGGAGCTGGCGGTGGTGGTGATGGTGGTTGTGGTTGTTCAACAACAAATGCAACTTCAGGAACAGCAAACACTGGAGGCGGTGGAGGCGGTGGTGGTCAAGATACACCCGCATCAACTAGTCCATCCGGCAGTGGTGGTTCAGGAATTGTAGTAGTAAAAGAATTAGACAAGGCTTCAGGAGTCTGGAGTCTTAACGAACAAATAGATGCATTAGATGAAGGCACATGGCCTTCAAGAGAAGAAACAATAGATTATTTAGTAGTCGCTGGTGGTGGATCTGGTGGAACAAATGCAGGTGGTGGAGGTGGAGCAGGTGGTTATCGTGCATCAGGTTACGGGCCAAGTCCACTACAAGGAACAGCACAAAGTTTAGGTTTAGGAAGTTATACAGTTACAATTGGAGCTGGAGCATCGGGAGTAGGTGGTGCTAGAGGTGCAAAAGGATCTGATTCAACTTTAAATACTATTACATCAACAGGTGGAGGTTATGGAGGTTTTTTAGCTACGCCCGGAGATCCAGGAGGGCCTGGAGGATCGGGTGGTGGTGGAGGTACTGCATACCAATCAAATCCAAGAGGAGCTGGTGGGTCTGGTAATGAAGGATCGCTTAGTCCGCCTCAAGGAAATGATGGTGGACAAGGAGCAGCCCCTCCAGGATCACCTAACTGTAAATTAGCAGGTGGTGGCGGTGGTGGAGCAACTGCTGCTGGCGGTGATGGATCACAACCAAATGGAACAGGTGGAGCAGGAGGTGCTGGAGCACCAAATAATATTACAGGAACAGCTACGTGTTACGCAGGTGGTGGCGGTGGTGGAGGTTATGGAACTAAAGGATGTGGAGGTGCTGGCGGTGGAGGTGCTGGTGGTCAAGAACTTCCTATTGATCCAACAAATGGAACTGCAAACACCGGTGGTGGAGGTGGAGGAAGTGGTGCAACACCTACGGGAGGAGCAGGTGGTTCAGGTGTCGTTATCGCAAGAGCAGGTTCAGCTACAGGAGTTACTTTCACAGCTAGTCCTGGATGTGCAGGAAGCGTGTCTCACGTAGGCGTAGGTGAATTTGTTGCAAGATTTACAGCTTCAGGAACTTTAGGAGTTACAGATTTTTCACCTAGTCCTATTACAGCAAATTATTTAGTAGTCGCTGGAGGTGGTGGAGCTGGCGGTGGAGGTGGTGGTGGAGCCGGTGGTTATCGTTCATCAGGCTTTGGACCTTCTCCTTTAAGAGGAAGCGCATTAAGTTTAGAATCAGGTTTTACCTATGATGTAACAATCGGTGCAGGTGCAACAATTAAAGGAAGTGATTCTAGTTTTTTCACTATCACATCAAGTGGTGGTGGAGGTGGAAGTAATGCAGCTAGTAATCCAAATATGGATGGTGGTTCTGGTGGTGGAGGTTTATGCGGACACACTGGAGAAGGTGGACTAGGTAATACACCTCCTACAGATCCCCCTCAAGGTAATAATGGTGGAGAATCTACTAGTGGAGCTGGTGGAGGTGGAGGTGGTGGAGCAACTGCTGCTGGTTCAGCTACAAGTAGTTCAACCGGTGCAGCAGGTGGAGCTGGAGCACCTAACGAAATTACAGGTTCTGATGTTTCATACGCTGGTGGTGGAGGTGGAGCTGGTTCAGGTGGTGCTAGCCCTGGCGGAGCTGGAGGTGGTGGAGCAGGTGGACCTAGTGGTGGAACAAATGGTAGTGCTAACACTGGTGGCGGTGGTGGAGCAAATTGGTATTCTGGTTCTAGAGGTCAAGGTGGTTCAGGAGTGGTCGTAGTACGTGTACCAGGACCAAGCACAGTAAGCGTTGCACCAGGAACTAATAGTGTAGCAACATTACCAAGTCCAGCAGGAGGCTGTAAAGTAGCTTCATTTACTGTATCTGGAACGTTGACTATAAGTTAAAATTAAATTATAAATATAACTTTTAAGGAGTAAAAAAATGGCACATTTCGCAGAACTAAAAACAAAAGTAGATCCAACAGGATTTACATCAGATACACATCAAGTTGTAGAAAGAGTTGTTGTGGTGGGTAACGATGTTACTACTGCAGCTGGACCATTAGGAGAAAATGATATGCACCAGGATGGAGAAACATGGTGTGTTAATTTTTTTAACGGTGGTATTTGGAAACAAACTTCTTACAATAACAATTTTAGAAAAATTTATGCAGGAATTGGAATGGTATACGATCCTGTAAAAGATAAATTTTTAGTACAACAACCACATGCCTCATGGTCATTAGATTCAAATGATGATTGGCAAGCACCAATAACTTATCCAACAATCACTGAAGAAGGTGATGTTAAATATTTTATTACTTGGAACGAAGATAAATATAACGCTGACAACACAACAGGTTGGGAAGCAACTAAATCAAACGACGAATCGGAAACACCTACCAAATATAATTGGAACGGCTCAGCTTGGGTGTCCGAATAGGAGACTCAAATGCCAAGAAATAAATCTGGCTCAGCAAACGGTGGTGTAATTGGAAAAACGAACAAGACTTCGTTTGGAAAATGCACTGTTACAACAAAAACATCATCAGGATGTGTTACACTACAATCTGGAACTAGAATAGTTTCTGCTTTAATTGTTGCTGGTGGTGGAGGTGGCGGAGCTGACCAAGGTGGTGGTGGAGGTGGCGGAGGCTACGTAGAAAAAAATTCAATAAATGTTTGTGGAACAGTTCCTGTAACAATTGGTGGTGGTGGAGCCGGTGGACCTACTCCCCCTGCTGCAAAAGGTGTTACTGGAAGTGATTCAACTGGATTTTGTTTAACTGCAAAAGGTGGTGGTGGCGGTGGAACTGGTTCTACTGGAAATAACCCTGGGGATCCTGGAGGTTCATCAGGTGGAGCTAGAGCAAACAGAAGTCCATCTGTACCTGGAGCAGCGATACAAACATGTCAACCAGGAGATTCTGGTGCGTTTGGTTTTGGAAATGTTGGAGGACCTAATCCTGGAGCAACGGGACAAGCAACTGCAACTTCTGCAGGTGGTGGCGGAGCTGGAGGTGTAGGTGGAGCTGCATCAGCACCATCGCAGCCTGGAACTGGAACTGGAGGTGTTGGTAAATCTTCTAGTGTTAGCGGTTCCTCTCTTTCTTATGCAGGTGGTGGAGGTGGTTCAGGACCATCGTCCCTAACAGGAGCAGCAAGTCCTTGTGGAACAGGTGGAGCAGGTGGTGGTCATCCTGGAGGATCTGGGTCTGCAGGAACTACTAATAGAGGTGGTGGTGGCGGTGGAGGACCCGCAGCTGGAGCAGCTGGTGGACCAGGGGTAGTTGTTGTAAAAGAATTAAACAAAGCAAGTGGTGTGTGGTCAATGCAAAGTCAATTTCAAGCCACGAATCAAGGAACATGGCCTAAAAGAACATTTACAGCAGACATATTAATGGTAGCAGGTGGTGGTAGTGGAGGTTCTCATTGTGCGCTTGGTGGTGGTGGAGCTGGTGGATTAATATTTCAAGAATCAAGAGCTATTGAAGCAGGTTCATTATCAGTTGTAATAGGAGCAGGTGCAACAGCGCAACCTGGACCTGCAAATGGTGTTACAGGTAATGATACTACTTTTGGTGGTTTAACATCAAAAGGTGGTGGAGCAGGAAATTTAGGATCACCAAGTGGAGATGGTGGATCTGGTGGTGGTTCAAGTAGAGGTAACTGTGCAGTTGGTGGTTCAGCTACTCAACCAAGTCAACCTGGAGATTCAGGAACTTTTGGTTTTGGTAATCCAGGAGGAACAAACAGCCCAAGTTTTGGAACTAGATTGGCAGCAGGTGGTGGTGGAGCAGGTGGAGCTGGAGGTAACCCTTCTGGTTGTAATACATCTGGTGCAGGTGGATCTGGTAAAAATGTTAGTCCAACTTTTGGAACTGGTGTTGGTGTAAGTGGAATATTTGCAGGTGGAGGTGGATCTGGAGTCTACGCACCTAATCCAAGTCCAGGAGCTTTAAATCCTGGTCCAGGTGGATCAGGAGGTGGTGGAGCTGGTGCTTCTGCACCTCAAAACGGTGTTGCTGGAACTGCTAACACTGGAGGTGGAGGTGGTGGAGGCTATTTATCTTGTTCTGTTCCAGATAGAGATGGTGGTAACGGTGGATCAGGTGTAGTTATATTAAGAGTGCCTACTGCTGTTGCTCCAAGTATATCTGTAGCACCAGGAACAAACTCTATTGTATGCGGACCTTCAGGAACTAAATTAGTTAAGTTTACAGTTTCTGGGACATTGACTTCTTAATAACATTTGATATAAGAAAGACATAGAAAGATGAATCTTACAAATTATTATTGGTATTTTCAATCAGCAATTCCAGAACGTATCTGTGATGACATTGTTCGTTATGGAAAACAATTACAAGATCAAATGGCTGTCACTGGTGGTTTTGGTAAAGAAAAATTAAATCAAAAACAAATAAAAGATTTAAAACAAAAAAGAGATTCTAATATTGTTTGGATGAATGATAGATGGATTTATAAAGAGATACAACCGTATGTTCATAAAGCAAATGAAAATGCAGGTTGGAATTTTCAGTGGGACTTTTCTGAGTCTTGTCAGTTTACAAAATATGAAAAAGGTCAATTTTATGATTGGCATTGTGATGGTTGGGATAGACCATACCAAAGACAAGATGGTGACCCATCACATGGTAAAATAAGAAAGTTATCTGTAACAGTAACATTATCAGATCCAAAAGATTATAAAGGTGGAGAATTAGAATTTGATTTTAGGAATATGGATCCAGATAAAAAACCTAATATTAGAAAATGCACTGAGATATTACCAAAAGGATCATTAGTTGTATTTCCTGGTTTTGTTTGGCACAGAGTATGTCCAGTTAAAAAAGGAACAAGACATAGTTTAGTTATTTGGAATTTAGGATGGCCTTACAAATGAGTTTTCCAAAACAATTACAATTAGAAGAATATTTTAAATGCCCTATATGGTGGGCTGACGAACCTAAGTTTGTTAAAAAATTAAATAAAGCATCTGACAAATATATAAAAGAATCTCAAAAAAATTTAAAAGAAAATATAAATAAACGAAATAAACGGTTTGGAAATAAAGGTGATATGGGTCATGTATTTCATTCAACAACATTGGTAGGTGATCCTAAATTTAAAGAATTGCAAGACTATATTGGTGCAACTGCACAGAATTTATTATTAGAAATGGGTTTTGATTTAAGTCAATATCAAATATTTACAACAGAAATGTGGGTGCAAGAGTTTGCTAAACAAGGAGGAGGACACCATACTTTACACACACATTGGAATGGACACATATCTGGTTTTTATTTTTTAAAAGCATCGGATGCAACATCTATGCCATTATTTGAAGATCCAAGACCAGGTAATGTTATGAATCTTTTACCAGAAAAAGATAAATCAAAAATTACATATGCAACTTCACAAGTGCATTATAAAGTAAAACCAGGCAGAATGATATTCTTTCCATCATACATGCCACATCAATATATAGTTGATATGGGGTATGAACCTTTTAGGTTTATACATTGGAACTGCCAAGCGATACCAAAAGGAGTTTTAAATGTCGTTCAAAAAAAATAAATATAGTGTTTTAAAAAACGCAATATCAAAGGAGTTAGCAGATTTTGTATATAAGTATTTTTTAAATAAAAGAAGTGTAGCTAAAGTTTTATTTGATACAAGATACATATCACCATTTACAGAATATTGGGGTGTATGGAATGATGAACAAGTTCCTAATACTTATTCACATTATTCAGATATTGCTATGGAGACTTTATTACAACAAGTAAAACCTGTTATGGAAAAACACACTGGATTAAAATTATCTGAAACATATTCGTATGCTAGAATATATAAAGAGGGTGATGTGTTAGCTAGACATAAAGATAGATACTCATGTGAAATATCTACAACGTTAAATTTAGGTGGTGATGACTGGCCAATATATCTAGACCCTACGGGTAAAAAAGGTCAAGCAGGAATCAAGGTAAATTTAAAACCAGGTGATATGTTAATATATTCTGGTTGCGATTTAGAGCATTGGCGAGAAGAGTTTAAAGGTAAAGATTGTGGACAAGTATTTTTACACTACAATAAAGCTAATTCTAAAATGGCTAAAGAAAACGCCTTAGATAAAAGACCTCTAATAGGTTTACCTGCATGGTTTAAAGGCATGAAGTTGACTAATTCTAAAAAATAGTCTATACAATAGACTGGCGGGGGGAGACACCACCACACCCTCTCCCTGCTTTTAATCTATTAATTAACTGCAAAATAGGTATAATGGATTATTATGCTACAAAAGATAGGTTTTCAGCCAGGTATAAATAAACAAATTACGGACACAGGAGCAGAGGGTCAATGGACTGACTGCGATAATGTTCGTTTTCGTTATGGCATACCTGAAAAAATAGGAGGTTGGAAACAACTAGGAGATGATTCTCTTACAGGTGCAGGAAGAGGACTTCATCATTTCGTAAATAGTTTAGCTAGAAAATATGCTATCATTGGTACAAATAGAATTTTATATGCATACTCAGGTGGTGTATTTTATGACATACATCCTATCAAATCTACAACAACGCTTACAAGTGCATTTAGCACGACCAACGGATCAGCTGAAGTTACAATAACTTTTGGTAGCGCACACAGCATTAGTGCTGGAGATATAATATTATTAGACAATTTTTCTGCAATTACTAATTCTAATTTTGCAGCTGCAGATTTTGACGATAAAAAATTTATGGTAACTACCGTGCCATCTAGCACAACTTTAACAATAACAATGCCATCTAATGAGTCAGGATCTGGTGCAACAACATCAGGTGGTGTTAGAGTACAACACTATTATCCGGTAGGTCCGGCTGTTCAAGCAAAAGGTTTTGGTTGGTCACTAGGATCTTGGGGTGGAGAAGTAGCAGGAGAACCTACAACCACTTTACAAAACGGTATTACAGATACTGCAACAACAGGTATTATATTAGTGGACTCATCACAGTTTCCAACAGCGGGAACAAATTTTATAATTATTGACAGTGAGGAAATATCTTACACAGGTATTTCATCCACAGGAGAACTTACAGGTGTTACTAGAGAAGTGGCCGGAACAACAAAAGCTGCACATAGTGGTGGTGCAACAATTACAAGTTCTACTAATTTTGTAGCATGGGGTGAGGCAGCATCTGGAGATTTAGTTTTAGAACCGGGTATGTGGTCACTAGATAATTTTGGTGATAAAGCTATTTGTTTAATTCATGATAGTGCTGTGTTTGAATGGAACTCTGCAGCAACAGATGCAACATCAAGTAGAGCTACAATTATTACTGGTGCACCAACAGCATCAAGACATATGCTGGTATCTACACCCGATAGGCACTTAGTATTTTTTGGAACAGAAACGACTATAGGATCACCTTCTACACAAGATGATATGTTTGTAAGATTTTCAGATCAAGAAGATATTAATACTTACACTCCAACAGCAACTAATACAGCAGG